TAGCTTCAATCCAGAACATAAGACTGACGCAGCGTATCAGAGATTTGTTTTGTATCCACCGCAGAATGCAATGGTGAAGAAAGTCAGCTACCGGGACAATCCTTACTTCAGTCAGACAACGCTCCCAGAAGAGATGCAAATCCTTAAAGATCAGAACGAGGAAGAATATCTTCATGTATATGAGGGGGAGCTAAAGCAATTTGTTGACGGCAGCATCTACAGAAATCAACTCAAGCAAGCGAGAGACGAAGGTCGTATTTGCTGGTTTCCAGTTGAGAGCTTAGAGGTGCATACATTTTGGGATCTCGGTAGGAACGACTCAACTGCAATATGGTTTATGCAGTCAGTCGGGAAAGAGCTAAGATTTATTGATTTTTATGAACACCGCCTAGTGGACTTAGACCATTACGCTCGGGTCTTGAAAGAAAAAAATTATTTGTACGGAACACATTATCTTCCTCACGACGTTGAGGTCATCTCGTTAGGGAGCAACAACCGAAGCAGGAGAGACATCCTGGAAGGTTTGGGAATCCGTCCGATTACCACTGTCCCAAGGATTGCCAGCGTTGAAGATGGTATTGCGATGGTGCGAGATAAATTTAAATCTTGCTGGTTCCATGAGGAAAATTGTGAGGGGGGTTTAGAAGCTCTCTCAAACTATCAGTACCAGTTCGATGACAAGCACGATACGTTTAGAAAAGTGCCTTTGCACAATGCAGCAAGCAACGGATCAGATGCGTTTAGAATGTTTGCTCAGGGATTTGAAGAATATATTGACAGCCCTGAATTAGAATTTGCGAGTGAATGGTGAAATGAAAGAGAGAAGCGAAGAAGACAAGCAGGAAATTATTGCGGAGGCATTAGACCGTTTTGAAAGCGCCTCTGACTCATGGAGCTATATTTACGAAGAGGCTGTCGAGGACGTAAAGTTCGTCGATGACGACGAGGACGGGCAGTGGTCTGATCAGATGCTCAAATCAAGAGCTAACCGCCCTTGTTTGACGTTTGACAAATTATCTACCTCAGTAGACAGAGTGATCGGAGGGCAACTCAGCAATATGCCCTCTGTGAAGATCAGAGCCGCCGAGGAAGGCGATGAAGACATAGCTGAAGTCTACCAAGGGTTAATCCGTCAAATTGACCAGAGAGGCATACAGGCAATCAAGACGGCCTTCAAGTTTGCCGTTAAGGGTGGCTTTGGATGCTTCCTTGTAGATCACGACTACATTGATGACGTTTCTCTTGATCAGGACATTTTAATTCGAGAAGTGAAAAATCCTTTTTCGGTTTTGATTGACCCGATCATTCAGGCAGAAAGAACAACAGAAGCACGTTTCGGGTTTCTCTTTCAGGACATGGAAAGAAAAGAATTCGACAGGCTTTATCCAGACCAACCAGACGTTTCAGAGAGTGAGTTCCTGACAAGCAATACCTCAGAGACATGGATCACGGAAGATTATGTTCGTGTTGCTGACTACTACCGAATCGTGCTTGAAGAATCGACATTGGTTCAGTTGTCGGACGGCAGAGTGCTAGATTTAAAAGAGGTACAGCCCGTCAGGGACGAGTTAAACCTTCAAGGTATTACGCTCGGCAAGACAAGGAAGGTGCAGAAAAGGAAACTGGAAAGATTTAAAATAACGGCGAACAACATTCTTGAAGAAGTCGAGTGTGTCGGGCGGTATATTCCGATCGTTCCTGTTCTTGGCAAAACATCAAACATCAACGGAAAATTCATTTCAAGAGGTCTGGTCCGAAAAGCTAAAGATGCTCAGAGGCTTTATAACTACTCTCGAAGCGTAGCAGTAGAGGTCACGGCCCTCACGCCTAAACAGCCTTACTTTGTGACTCCAGCAATGATCAAGGGTCACGAATCGAAATGGCGTAATATGATGGTTTCAAACGATCCAGTGTTGACCTTTAATTTTGATCAGGGGCAAAAACCTTACAGAGAATCCCCGGCTCAAGGTTCTCCCGGATTGATGCAGGATGCTCAACTCGCAGCAGAAGACATTAAAGCTACCACCGGAATTTATGACGCGAATCTGGGGCAACAAGGCCAGGAGATTTCAGGCGTTGCGATGGGCAAAAGACAGTTTCAAGGTGAAATGTCTAACTTTGAATTTCAGGACCAGCTTGTTGATGCAATCGAGCTTTCTGGCCGGATCTGTATCGACATGATTAGAAGCGTTTACGACACTGAGCGACAAATCAGAATTGTCGGAGAAGACGAAAAAGAAGAAGTCATTTCAATCAATAAGACTTTGATGGATGCTCAGACGGGTCAGTACGTCAAGACAATGGATTTAAGTGCTGGGAATTACGATATCAAGGTAGCCAGTGGTCCGTCCTTCTCGACAAGGAAGCAGGAAACCGCAGAACAGTTGTCTACAATCATTTCCCAGAATCCTGCAATGTCCGAACTGGTCGGAGATGTGTTGTTCAAGAACCTTGATCTCGTAGGCGGCGATGAGGTGATCAAACGACTTAGAAGCGCGGGAGTCAAGGCAGGAATTATCGAACCGGATGAACAGGAAGCTGCTGCACTTCAGCAACAGATCCAGCAAGCGAAGCAAATTGAAGCTCAAGCTGCTCAATTAGAATTGGCGTTGAAGCAAGCGGAAGTTATGACAGAGCAAGCAGAAGCAAGAGAGCGAGAATCTAAAGCCCAGATGAATACCGTGAAGTCAGCCGTAGAACAGTTAAAACTTGCAGAAGCCCAGGAAGACCTCGAAACAAAAGAAATAGCCCAGATGCGTCTTAGGCAGTCTGTCGGGCTTCCGTTAATTTGATCACAACGCTCTACCTGATTAGCAACCTTGCCTGGTTTCACTTCAAGGACTTTGATGACGACTACCAGATTGATTCGTGTTTGGCGATGAAAACAAGCATTGAGTCAAGGTTCAATGTCAAAGGTGTATGCCTTTCAAAGTGGGGCAAAACCATGATTTTAAACAACCAGATATATGGGGACAGTTATGCCAAGAGTAGGAAATAAACATTTTTCATACACGAAAGAGGGTATGAAAGCGGCAAAAAAAGCTAGAAATAAAATAAAAAATAAAGCTAAAAAGAAAGGTGGATACGACAAATGAATCAACCAATAAACCGAACTCCGGCTCAAGACTTGGTTATGTCTCGCAGAGAAACACCGGGCACAGGTATGGCAGGAGCTAACGCACTTGCTAACCAGATGACTAAACCGAACATGGCTCTTCCATCGTCAACGCCTCAAACTGAAATGCCTGAACTGCCCAATAACCCAAGACAAATGGTGACAGGCAAAGACGGTAAGAAATACCAGATCGTTATTGACCCCGGCACAGGCTTACAAACTTTCATCCCTTATCGTGAACCAGCAGGTATAGGAATGGGTCAAATGCGAGGAATGGGCGAGATGCGAGGCATGGGTGGAATGCCCGCACAAGGCGGCAGAACGGAAAGAATCCAACGTTTAGCACAGCAAATGGGGCAGATGCAAAGCCCCGCTGCCCCTGCAAACCGACTTAGCAGTATATTGTCCTCTGGTGGCTAACGGACTTAAAGACATTCTGGAAGGCTACGCTGGTCGTAGACAGTCAAACAGATTAGCAGGATTTGAGCCTCTCCTGACGGCTGGTTCTGCTGTAGCTTCTGAAGTTCCTGCATTGACTGTAGGTCTGGTTGCCCTCGATGATCCCGAAGACAAGTTCAAGCCTTTTAGCGGCGCGGTTGAACAAGCTGACGAAGTAAGAGAGATGCTCACCTATAACCCTCGCTCGATGGAGGGTCAGGCAGGAATGCAATCTCTTTTAAACTCTGTTAGTCAACTAGCCGACACGCTCGGACTTGATACAGCTTTCAAATATCTAAACGAGGAGATCATTCCCAGAGTACAAAGCACACTCGGCGAAGACGCTGCGAGAGAACTTGGCTCGATGGCGATGATGATTCCGGCTGTTAAAAGAGTCACAAAAGTAGTGCAGCCAAGCGCAGACATAGAACAAGAAATAATTGACCCTGATAAAAATCTAATGTTTTTGCAGAACACAAGCCAAGAAGCGTTAGAGAGTTTTGACGAGATTGGCGGGATGCCGATGCCTTCTCTAGCAGTCACAAAAGAAGACATACCCTTTGAGGGATTTGGAGAAATAACTTTAGTCGGGAAGCCCGAGAGTTTTGATCCGAAAGCCTCCAGAACCAATGAAATGTTTTCTGCTGACGCTTATACAGTCCGCGCTCCCAGACCAATGCAACTGGCAAAGAAAAACGCAGACGATATTTTTGAAGAAAAATTCGGGACATCAAAAGAATTAGAACAACTGGATGTGAATGCTTACGGTTTGATAGAGAATTTAAGGTCACTATCATCTAAAAATCGGGCGTATCCAGAAAGTTATAACCGTATTTCCGAGTTTTTTGAAAGCAAACCCGGAAAAAAATTATTCGCATTAGAAAAAGGTTTTAAAACAGAAGACTTACCAAAAGAAAATAAATTAGCTGCATTTTTAAGTGACAAAGAAACAGAGTTTGAAGAATGGCAAAAAGAACAAATAAATGATTTGCTAGAACCTGAAAAAGTTTTTGTTTCAAAACAAATGTATGCAACAAACACAAAACCTTATCGACAAAAAATATCGCCCTACACCGCAGAAGAAGTGACAAAGGTCATGCGGAGGAGTAGTGGTCAAAATATGGAGGAAGGAGGAAATTTTAATCAATCCTCTATCGGGGCGCAAAGAGCCGCAACTGCTGAACCAATTAAATCACTTAAACAAGCAAGAGAAAGAAAAGATCAAATACAAACAAAAGAGGCACTTGAAGATTTAAAAGAAGCGCAAAACGAAGCCTTTTTTTCTATTCACGATGATTTAAAAAAATATTATGAATTTAATTCTGATCGTTTTGGTTTTGTTGATGAAGTAGGTGAATTGATAAAAATATCAGAGCGAAAAGGATTAGACGCTGCGTTTCGAGAAGTTGGATTTAAAGATGTCCCAGATGATTTGAAAGACGCAATCAACGAGTATAAAGATTCGTTACGCTCTGCGCCAACTCAGTATTTTGAAGCAAAACCTAAACGAGTTGTTGATCTATCAGAATTCGGAGGGGCAATTGTTCCTAAAGGATCTGAACCACAGATCAGAAAAATTTTAGAAAAATACGGAATAACCCGCTTGAAAACATACGAAACAGACGTTGAAAGAACTGCGGCACGAAAAGCCTTTCAGGACTTGATGTTTTCTATTGGATTACCTGCAACAGTTGCAGGGTCAATAATTTATGGCGAAGAAGATCAATCGGTTTAACGCACCGTAAAAGCGTGGGCTTACTTGCTGCCCTCTGAGCAAGGTAAACATTCGTGGAGACGTACTCATGGAAACTGATGCAGCAATAGCTGAGGCTGAAATATTGCCAACGGAAATAGAGCAAGCCGGACAAGATGCTCCCGAGCCTGAACAGGGCGAAACCTCTGAAGCAGTAGAAACTCCAGAAACCGGGGAGAAAGCCGCAGAAGAGTCATCCGGGGAAGAGACACCCGAAAAACTAGCAGAAGAGAAGCAGAAAAAGCGTAACTCTGTTCAGGAAAGAATCTCACAACTGGCACGACAGAAAAATGAAGCGAACACCAGAGTATCTGAATTAGAGCAACAAGTTGCGTATCTGCAATCTCAAAGTCAGCCTCAAACCCAGGATATGCCACAAACATACCCTAGACTTGAAGACTACGACTATGATGAAGGCAGACACCAGCAAGCAGTTCTTCAGTATACGGCTAATCTGAACGCTCAAAATGTTTCTCAGGTAATGCAACAGCAACAGCAAGCCCAACTGGCTCAACTACAGGCAAAGAAGCAGCAGATCGCTTCAGCAACCTTTGTAGAAAAATCAAACGACTTTTCAATCGACTATCCTGATTTCAAAGAAAAGGTAACCAATCCTGCTTTTGAACAGAGTGACTTTGTTGCGAATCAGATCGTTGAAATGAGCAACGGACCAGCAGTTGCCTATTACCTGGCAAATAACCAGAATATTGCAAATTCGATTAACCGAAAGAGCGATATCGAGGCATTGAAAGATTTGACGCGAATCAGCACGGCTCTATCTATTAACGCTAAAAAAAGAAGGTCGGCCACTCAAACTAATGCGCCCACTCCGTCCAGAACGGTGACACCTAAAGGGAAAGTTTCAAAAGATCCTGACAAGATGACACCGGACGAATATCGGCGGTATCGTGGGTATACAAAATAGGTAATCGATAAATGGCTAATTCATTATTAACCCCATCGATCATCACTAAAGAAGCTCTCGCTGTTCTACATCAGAAATTAAATTTTGTGGGAACCATCAATCGTCAATATGACGATCAATACGCAAAAAGCGGTGCGAAAATTGGTAATGATCTTAAAATCCGACTCCCCAACCAGTTCTCAGTAAGAACCGGAGCAACTCTTTCGTCCCAGGACGTAACAGAGCAATCCGTCACTCTGACTGTCGGAACTCAGAAGGGTGTTGACTTCACGTTCAGCTCGGAAGAACTCTCACTGCACATTGACGAGTTCAAATCGCGGTACATAGAGCCAGCAATGGCTGTGCTAGCGTCCAATATCGAGTCTGATGCATTCAACATGAATAACGATGTGTACAATTTCGTGAATGGCGTAGGCTCAGCTAATTCCTTTGCCAACATTACGAAAGCCCAAAAGGAGCTAACGCTAAACCTTGCCCCTTATGGCGATCGCATCTATATGCATGACCCTCAATCAGTCGTTGATATGCTGGCCGACACTAAAGGTCTGTTTCAGGATTCTGGACAGATTGCCAAGCAATATAAGGACGGCATGTTGGGGCGAATATCAGGGTTTGACCACTACGAAAATACGCTGGTCCCCACCCATACCACGGGAACGGCTGCGGCCACTACAAGTTATCTTGTAAATGGTGCGTCCCAGACAGGTGCAAGTTTGACCGTTGACGGTGGTAGTACCACCTTCCTGGTAGGGGACATCATTACTATCGCAGGAGTCAACAGAGTCCATCCTGAAACTAAAGCAGATACAGGCGTTCTTCAGAACTTTGTCGTGACTGCAAACTCAGGTAGCTCTGCCACCACATTGGCAATTTCGCCCTCGATAACAGCGTCAGGCGGGAATCAGAATGTCAGTGGTAGCCCTGCTGATAATGCTGCTGTTAGTAAAGTAGGCGGCGGCAATGGTGCAGACTGGGTTGATACGCTTGCGTATCACAAGGACAGTTTCACTTTCGCTACAGCGGATTTAGTCCTTCCAGAAGGGATTGATTTTAGCGCGAGAGAAGTAATGGACGGAATCTCTATGAGAATCGTCCGAGACTACTCGATCAGTGCTGATACCTTCCCTTGCCGTATTGACATTTTGTACGGCTACAAAACCATCAGGCCGGAAACGGCGTGTAGGGTCGGAATCAACTAAGACCTCTCTTAGTCGGGGGGTAAAACCCCCGGCTCTATTTTTAGGTGAATTATGGCAACGAGTCAGACAATCATAGATCAGGCAACCAGCCTTTTGAGAGTCAGAACGTCAGGAGTTACATTCTCAACCGACGACTCTGCAAAAAACGCTGATGTCTTTATTTCCTTGAAAAACATGATCAACGAGTTTGCTGAAGACGGGCTAATCAATATTCCTGCGCCTAGCGCGGTGGGAGATACGCTCGATATTCCTGATGGCTCAGTGCGAGGACTTGCTTATAACCTAGCGGTTGAAGTAGCGGCAGAGTTTGGTTTAGATCCGGCTCCGGTAGTTTTCGAGATCGCAAAAGAAACAAAAGACCGGTTAGAAAGTGAAATTACCCTTGATCTTTCTTTGAATGCCTCAGATTTAAGGTGGGCGCAGAAAAGTTACGAGGTCAATACTGATAGCGTATGAGAGCTTTAATCCCTTTAGAATCTAGCTATCAAAGCACCCGGCTTGACGCAAACAGACAGCAGACATTGAACCTTTATCCCCATACATTGAGGGGATATCGCCAAGTTCCGGGATACGTCACCTTTGCATCGTTTCAGGCTACAGGAGAAGCGATTACAGACAGTTTAGGTTCTGCTCTGACTGATTCATCGTCTGAAGCAATAACAGCCTCAGTCACGCCCGGAGGCGCAGACAGAGGATTGATTGCTGATGGGCCGAATGGACTTCTGTATCAGGTCACCGGATCGGCTTTGTATTCGATTGATCTGGCCGGATCTGCCAATTTCATAGGCGAAATATCAAATAGCCCGACTCCGGTAGTAATGGCAACCGATAGAAATCAGTTAATTATCTGCACTGGAGGAACGCCCGACGCTTATGTCTACACAGTCGCGGGAGGCTTACAGGAGATTAGCGATACCGATTTACTCCTAACAAGCAGCGTGGCTTTTTTAGACTCAAGATTTATCTATCAACAGCCTGATGGCTATTTTGTCGTTTCTGCGCTGAACGATGGCACAAGCATTGCCTCTTTAGATTTTGCACAAGCGGAGGCTTTACCAGATGACTTGTTAAGGGTTTTCTCTCAGGATCAATACCTTTACCTATTCGGACAAACAACGACTGAGATATGGTTCACAAGCGGCACAGGTAGGCCGCCTCTATCAAGACAGGCAGTCTTGCAGCAGGGCATTTGCGGAACTTACGCAGTCGATTCCATAGATGGAATAATTTATTTTATAGATGCAACCCGAAGGCCGGGCATGATTCAAGGAGAGAATTTTGCTCCTTTGTTTGTTCCTGCAATCGGTGAACAGTGGGCTTCATTTGATGAAAGTGATTTTACAAACGCAAGGGTATCAGCCTACTCCTTGCATCAGGAAAATTTCGTAGACTTTGTATTTCAAGATCAGGGCGAAATCTGGACGTACCATATCACCTCGAAAACATGGTTTGAAAAAGACTTTATTACTACTTCAGTCGTTCACGCTTTCAGTAAAATTCTTGCGGCTCATTCTGAAAATAAGAAAATCTATCAATTAGACTTCTCCAATTATCAGCAGGACGGCGCAAACATGACGAGGCGTAAAGACCTGCCTTTGATTAGCTCTGAAGTCCTGGATGTCGGTGGCGCAGATATGGTCATTGACCGACTGAAAATTCATGTAGATACCAGCACAACGTCAACCGTCACGCTGAAAGTATCAAAGAATCTAAGCTCTTTCACAACGATTAACAGCGCAAGCATCAACGGAAATAAAACGGCAGATATGAATTCGATAGGAAAATCAAGAGAAATTATTGCGAGAATAGAAACAACGTCAAATGCAAGAGTTGATATTCTGGACGCTGCCATTGACGCTCAAATTCTAAGAGGATGACATGGGACAATTAACTCAAACGACTACTCAGCTTCAGACAATCATAGATGATGCAGACGCAAGTAACGCTGGGAATACGTCTATCTCAGACGGCAGCGATACAACAGCAACAGCCTTAAAGAAGAGTGGGTTTTTTAGTCTTGGGGCTAGTTCGTCAAATGCTCCTTCAAGTGACCGATCAGTGGTAATTTCGGCGGTTAGAAATACCTCAGCAAGTGGTGAGATTAGATACGGCCAAGTCGTTTTAACGGAAAGCGCAGGGCTATATTGGGCTGTTGATGACGGCGGTAGTTTGTCAAGCTGGTCCCAGGCGATTGGCACAACCTCAACCCAGACACTGACAAACAAGACTCTTACCAGCCCGGTACTGACTACTCCTCAGATTAATGATTCGTCAGCAGACCACCAGTATGTATTTTCATCGGCAAATCTGGCCGCAGACAGAACGGTGAGTCTTCCGCTGTTAGGCGGCAATGACACGTTTGTTTTTGAGGCACACACTCAAACCCTGACGAACAAAACACTCACTTCAGCAGTTTTGAATACCGGAGTTAGTGGCACAGCAGTTCTAGACGAGGATAATTTTGCAAGTGACTCAGCGACGAAGTTAGCAACCCAGCAAAGTATCAAGGCTTATGTCGATGGTCAGGTAAGCGGAGTAACCGCCTCTAGCACTACGACATTTACAAATAAAACCATTACGGCAGCAAATAATACCCTTACGTTGCTTGCCACCGATATCAAGATCGGGGAAGACGATGAAACCAAGATTGACTTTGAAGATGCTGACAAAATTAACTTCTATGCTGGTAATGAAAAGCAGTTAATTCTTGAAGATGGAGTTTTGTATCCAGGAGCAGATAATATCATTGATCTTGGTAAGTCTGACAATGAATTCAAGGATGCGTATTTTGATGGCACGGTTACCGCAGATGCTTTTGCAGGGCCATTAACGGGAAACGTAACAGGTAATGCTTCTGGAACTGCTGCCACTGTAACTGGGGCGGCTCAATCTAATATTACATCGCTAGGGACTCTGACTACCTTAACTGTTGATAATGTCATTATTAACGCCACAACGATAGGGCACACTGATGACACTGATTTGATGACATTAGCAGATGGCGTTTTAACAGTCGCCGGTGAGGTCAGTATGACCACTCTGGATATTGGTGGAACTAATGTTACTTCTACGGCAGCAGAACTCAACAAGTTAGATGGAGTAGGCGTATTAAGACAAGCCGGGCTAGAAACAATCTATGTTCCTGCGGCTGCGATGTACCCGAATTCAACCAACGGATGCGCGGATTTAGAGCAGGTAGAATTAGCTAACGGCCCTGAACTAAAATGTTTAGATTTTGATGCAAGTTCTGATGAAAACGCACAGTTTACTGTTTGCTTTCCAAAAAGCTGGAACGAAGGAACTGTTACCTTCCAGGCTTTCTGGACAGTTACAGGAACTAACACCGGAACCGTAGCGTGGGGTTTGTCAGGTGGATCTATGGCAGACGATGCTTCAATCAATACTGCCTTTGGAACAAATGTAGTCGCTACGGCAAAAGCCTTTTCAGGAACATCTAACGACATGACAGTGAGTGCGGTAAGCGGGGCCGTCACCATAGCCAATGCTGCTGTAGATACTCAAACGTATTTCCAGATTATGAGAGATGTATCTGCTGACGATCAATCAGGAGATGCAAGATTGTTAGGTATTAAGCTGTTCTTCACGACTGACGCAGCTAACGATTCTTAGGGTTATTAAATGTTTGGCTATCGAGTATTAGGTTTTGGTGTAGGTAAAGCTCCTAGAGCACCATACACTGCCGAATATCTTATTGTTGCTGGAGGCGGTGGTGGCGGGAGTCAGCTAGAAGGATCTGGAGGTGGAGGCGCTGGTGGTGCTTTAGATAGCTCGTTCACAGCAACACCCCTTCAAGGATACACTATAACAATAGGGGCTGGAGGTGCAGCAGCACTTGGTCAGGGTAATTCAGGGGCCAATTCCAGCATCGACTCAACAGCAGCTACAGGGGGAGGCGGGGGATCGCCCGGAAACGCTGCTGGATCTTCTGGAGGCTCTGGGGGAGGGGGGGGAGGATCTCAACATAATAATGGAGCCGGTGGTTCAGGAACAAGTGGTCAAGGAAATGCTGGAGGAGCCGGTAGCACTGGAAAGAGAGGCGGTGGTGGTGGAGGAAAAGGCTCTGCTGGTTCAACCCCACCGGGAAATGGTGGTACTGGAATAGATTGGAAATCCTTGGGAACTTCTTATGCTTCCGGGGGAGGAGGAGCATCAGCCACGGCTAGCAATGGATCTGCGGCTGCTGGAGGAGGAACTGATGGATTTACCTATCCGGGACATGGAAGCCAATATGCGGCAAGCAACGCTGCTGCCAATACCGGAGGTGGAGCAGGAGGCACTAATGGAACCTATGGATCAGGTGGGGCAGGGGGTAGCGGAGTAATAATTATCAGATATGCTGGCGGCCAGCAAGCTACTGGAGGCACAATAACTTCTGCTGGAGGATACACCTATCACACTTTTACTTCATCTGGAACATACACAGGCTAAACTATGGCTCATTATGCAAAAGTAGTAGATGGAGTAGTGGAAACAGTCATTGTTGCTGAAGCAGAGCATATTGCAACTCTGGAAGGTACATGGGTAAAAACCTCTTACAACATGCGTGGTGGAGTGTATTACGACCCTTCAACATCAGGACCAGCAGCCGATCAATCAATTGTTAGTGGCGATGCAGCGAGAGAACGAAAGAATTATGCAGGAATTGGTTATAGATATGATGGGACAGGATTCTTTAATCCTGTTAAACCTTTTAATAGTTGGGTTTTTAACAACTCGACTTATCTTTGGGAGGCTCCTGTAGATCGTCCTGGTCATAATTTTGAGTGGGATGAAGCAAATACCAGGTGGGTTGAGATAACGTGAGCAAACTAGAATCCCACGAAAGAGAGTGTGCGCTGAGATACAAGAATATCGAAGAGCGACTTGATCGCGGGACAGAGCGGATGAATCGCATAGAAATGAGTGTTTACGCTCTTTACCCTTTTCTAGTAGGACTTTTCCTAGCCAGCAGATTCCTGGGGTAGCCCCTCATGTTCGCTGAACTGGCAGCGATTACCAGTGCCATATCAGCGATTAACAACACTATTGCAACCTTCAAAGAAGGTAGAGCCAATGCTCAGGATGCTGCCGCGCTCTTGGGCAAGTTCGGCACAACGGCTCAAAAACTAGACGATTGGGAGAAAAAGAAGAAACTTAAACGCCCTCTCACTCCTAAAGAGGCTATGGATCTCTCCATCAAACGCAGAGAGATCAAAACCATAGAAAGGAAAATCAAAGACCATCTGATGATGGCTGGGATGTCCGATGTTTGGCGAGATGCTGAACGCATACGAAAAGAATCAGAAAGGGACCATCTCCAGTACCTGAAGGACATTCACAAAAAGCGTAAAGAACGAAATCGTAAGTTGCAAGAAAGAGCTACTGCTGCGTTTATTATTATTTCCTTGTTATTTCTATGCTGGGCAGGTTGGTTTCTCTACGGGGCCATTACAGAATCAAGGCTTGATGCCGCAAAACAAAGGCTAGAACAGGCAAAAGAAAGACAACGGAATATCAGAAAATGCGGTCGAATTAAATGCTGACAATCGCGTTTCTTCTCATTGTTGAAGTAGACAATGAAATCGTTAGCGATCCGCGAATGCTCTGGCGGTCAATATATAATTGCCAAGAGTATGCTTCAGCGATAGAAATGGGAAAATGGTCTAGAAATGATCGTCCACATTATCGACAGGAAAAAGTTACCGCATATTGCGTTCCAAAAATGGTCGATAAAAAAACAGTGCTATTTCAATGACAACGAGAATTTTAAGAGATCCGAAAGCAGTCAGGGTCAACCCGGAAGCAGAACCGCTGCGCCAAGTCGTAATAGACATGTTCTCCTTGGTGAAGCCTTTTTACTCAAGACAGACAGCAGCCTACACCACAACAGGGGAAGCTGCCCTAGAGATAGTTGAGGTTGATAGTTCAAGTACCGTGGTCGTCAGTCTCCACGTTTCACCAAAGGACGGACAACAAGTCATAGTGAAAAGAATGGGAAGTGGGGCCGTGACCGTAGCTACAGCAGGAGCCGAATTGATAGATGGGTCAGCGAGTAAATCCATTGCAAGCCAGTATGATGCCTTGCGAGTTGTTTATCTGGATGCTTCTGGAGAGTACATCGTAATATGAGTGAACGCGGATCTCCAACGCCAAGAAATAATCGTGCAGAAAATTGGGCTTCAGATATTAGTGAAGCCGAAAAAAAAGGGCAGATTGATTTTGATGCTGATCTTTTTGAAGCTGGGCTGCAAGCAAATGACGCACAAATGCAACGCCTTTATCTTGAAAAAATGCTTTCTGATTGGGAAGCCGGAATAGGAGAAATAAATAATCCTTTTTATGTCGGCGAAGAACGCTGGCAAGACATTGAAGGAAATGATCTAACGGCAAAACAAGAAAAAATGCTAGCTTGGGAAGCCGCGTTTCCTGAAACCTATTTAATTCTGAAGCGCATATTTGGCGAAGATATGGAACGCCAGACTAGCCGAGACAGCTTTCAGGAAACATACTCAGAAACAACAGGAACCGAGTTAAAAGAAAACGAATATACAGAGTGGCTAAAAGACTCCGATCTTTCCGATGACTTAAAAAGAACTGTCTGGAGTGCGCTAGAGCGCGGCGTAAATATTGAATCAAATAGTGACGGCGTTGTTGATAAAGCATCTGTTTTGGAGCAGGTTTTCGGGGATTCCTGGGCAGAGTTGCCGGAAGAAACATTGCGAAAAGTGCTTTATGGGTTGAGTGCCGACGATGGGCAACCCATTCAATATCCCGAAGGAGATCCTAGAAACGAAGATGCTGATGTAGGTGAGCAGCCTACGGAAGTTGATGAAGAAGGCGACGCTCCACAAGAAGATCCACCGGAAGAAGAGCCTCCACCACAAGAAGATCCGCCACAAGAAGATCCACCGGAAGAAGAGCCTCCATACGACGATGAGCCTCCATACGACGATGATCCTTTTCCCAGAGAAGGGCCGCCAGAAGACCAATCTCCTTTTCCTTTTCCACCAGACGATCCTCCACCAGACGATCCTCCACCGGAAGAAGATCCAGAAGACGAGGAAGATGAACTTCCTCCAGATGAGGATATTGACCTTCCTCCACAAGATGGCGGTCCACCAGATGAAGATGATCCACCACCAGACGATCCAGAAGAAGAAGCTCCAGAGGCTCCTACGGAAGAAGGACCGGGAGATGGAGAAGGACCGGGAGATGGAGAAGGACCGGGAGA